TCTGACACGGTCATGAAGTGGCAAGAGAAAGGGTTCCAAGGTTTCAAGGACAGCGCTGGGCGAAATTGGAAGATAGACAACTACGCTCGGACGGTTATCAAGACGACAACCTATCGAACTTTTCGAGAAATGCGAACTAGACCAGCTGAAGAACTGGGCATTGATACCTTTTATTTTTCAAAAAAGGCGTCAGCTCGTAAGTCGTGTGCACCTTTGCAACATGAGATAGTCACGACTGGCCACGCTAGGGTCGAACATGGCGAGAAGATTTTAGCTTTGTCAGATTATGGTTACGGTCGGCCTGAAGGGTGCCTTGGTATTAACTGTGGCCACATGCTAACTCCGTTCATCCCAGGAGCGAACTACAAGCCTGATTTAGGCGAGGACGTCGATTCGGTTAGTCCAGAGCAAGCGATGGATAATGCCAACGCAGAAGCAAAGCAGAGGGCGCTAGAACGGTCTATCAGAGCGAACAAGGAAAAGCTCCACGTCGCTGAGAAATTGGGCGATAAAGAGCTGATAGACAAGTATAAGAGTAAGATAGGCACCCAAAACGCTGCTTTGAAAGACTACGTTGATAAGCACCCATTCCTGAAACGGGATGAGGAAAGAGAAAAACTCTTCAAGAAAAACGAAAAACCAGCAAGCGTTGAACCTGCTGGTAATAAGTCTTATGTTTCTGTAAAGGATAAATGGCTTTCAAATGCAGATCCTAGCAAAGCTAAGGTCTCAGAAATGAATTTCTGGGAACATAACGGGACTAGGTATGAAGTGGATAATAAAAATGTTATTTTCAAACCAACTCAAAGAGAAAAGGAAGTCGGAAAATTGTTGGCAGAAACACTTGGAAGCCATGTGGTCCACGTTCCTGAAGTCCACAATCCTAATTTTGTAAAAACTCCAGATTATCTAATCGATGGAGTTCGCTGGGATCTGAAAGAAATTGAAAAAACAGGTAAGAATAATATTGATAATGCTATAGCTGGTAAAAAAGAACAAGCAAGGTCATTTATTATCGATGTTAGTAAAACGCCCATGGGCATTGACGAGGCATACTCTAAAATTAATAGAATTTACTTTAACAGGCATAGAAATTGGGTCGAAAATATTATTTTGATAAAAGGCGATAAAATAATTGATATTTTTAAAAGAAAATAAAAAAAGAGAGCACACACCCCCCACAGCCGAAGCCTTTAATGTAGGAGGTAGTAACTCTCATTACTTAGATTATAACCCACAATATATTTTTTTTCAACAGAAAGGAATAAAAAATGTTAGAAAAAGCAAAACAATTGGCATCACAAGAATTTTCGCGCTTATCAGGTCGTGAAATCAAAGCAGAAGATTGCTTTGTAGTTTGGTTTAGCAAGACCCTGCAAAACTGGAAAGCTCTTGTTAGTACGAACGCAATTACATCAAGCGAACCTTGTGGAGATTATGCAGAAATCACGCATAACGGAGACAAGAAAGAGACTTATGTGGATGTTTACGCCAAGGTTTCAAATCGTGCAATTAAAGATTAGGAGGTGATCCAACATCTTGACTGGCAGGAATAGACTGCTATAAATTACTATAAATTGCTATAAACCGCGTCGAATTGATGCGGTTTTTTGCTTGACTTTATCCGCAGTCGGTAAAGAACGGAAGATAATACCTAATTTTAGGAGGACAGAAGAATGGAAGAAGACATTCAAACACAAGCTGACCAGTCAGCAAATACTGGAGAAAACACTGAGTCACAAACTCAAGAGCAACCTACCAAGACTTTCACTCAAGATGAGGTGACTGGACTTGTAGCTAAAGAGGCCAAGAAAGCACAAGAAAAAATCTTCAAAAGCCTAGGATTTGATGATATCAAAAGTGCTAGAGAAGGGCTTCAACAACTCAAAGAGTGGAAAGACTCGCAAAAGAGCGAGGCTGAGAAACAGTCAGAGGCGCTTGCTACTAAAGAGAAAGAGCTAGAAGCTGCTTTATCAAGTCAACGACTTCTTGAAGCTAAACTATCAGCTCTAACTTTGGGAGTGAATGCTGAGTCTGTGGACGACGTCATCACTCTATCTAATCGCTTGGTATCCGATGATGTGTCTATTGAAGATGCTATCGGTCAAGTGTTACAGAAGTACCCTCAGTTTGGTCGCACAGAGCAACCTGAGGAGAAAAAACCACGTTTTTCTGCTGGAGGGAACCCTGACGTAAGTGGTCAAGGGGAAATTACAAAAGCAGAATTTGCCAGAATGGGCGTTCGTAGCCGTAATGAGCTATTTGAACGAGATCCAGAACTTTATAACAAATTGAGAGGATAAATTTTATGCCACAAGGAACAACAACAACAGCACAAGTAATCAACCCACAAGTGATGGCTGATATGGTTTCAGCTAAACTTCCTAAATTGATTAAATTCACTCCACTTGCTTTTATCGAGCGTACACTAGTAGGTATTCCAGGTGACACACTAACCGTAGCTAAATGGACCTACTCTGGTGACGCTACTGAAATTACAGAAGGACAATCAATCCCAGTAGATCAGCTTGGAACAAGCAAGACAACAATGACCATCAAACAAGCTGGTAAAGCAGTAGAAATCACTGATAAGGCTGCACTAGTTGCACACGGCGATATTTATAGCGAAGCTGCACGTCAAATTGCGCTAGCAATCGCAAACAAGGTCGATAACGACCTGGTGACAGTTGCTAAAACTGCAACTCAAAACATCGCTGAAGCTCCAATCACAGTAGATAACATTGACAAGGCTCTGCAACTCTTCGAAGACGAAGAAGATGCGAAATATGTAGCGTTGGTAAATCCAAAAGATGCGATCAAACTTCGTGCGGATGCTGGTAAAAATTGGCTCCGTGGATCTGAACTTGGCGCAGACGTTATCGTAAGCGGCACGTTTGGAGAAATTTCAGGCGTTCAAGTAGTACGTTCTAAGAAAGTTGAAGAAGGGAAAGGATTCTTAGTCAAGATTTCTCCTGACACAACCGACGAAGAAGATAATGCGAAATATGGAGCATTCGTGATCAACTTGAAGCGTGATGTTATGGTTGAAAATGACCGTGACATTTTGAAAAAGACTACTGTGTATTCTGGTGACGAATACTACGGTGTATACCTTTACGATGATACTAAGGTTGTTAAATTTGGAGGTGCATAATGGGCATGCTAATGCGTCGCCACTAT